TTTCCGTAATAGGAGATACATTATACCCAAAATGTTTTCTTATAGCCGCTGAAAACTTCAGAACTAGAGGAATTATTGTGGTTTGATACATCAATCTCATATTAGGTTTAATGTTAGCATTATTTCCACCATCTAAAAGAATCGGTGGAACTCCTATCGCTTTCAAAATTCTTATTTCGTGCTCTTTAACTGCATTCTCGAAATCTAAGTCTTTGAAAGTATTATCTACCATTGGTTTGATATCTAAGTCACCATCTAGAACTACTGGTCTACGACCACCACTTTCTGGATTATATTTCTGTGACCAGTTATCAAGTAGTCTTTGTTTTACTTTATTAGATAATACATTTGGACTCTTTAATATTAAGCCAGGTACTGCTCCATTCTTGAAGAAGTTAGTCTGGAATCTTAACATTTTAGTGAGTCTATCGATAGATCCATAAGCAGACTCTAATCTAGAAGTGCCTCTAAATATACTGTCTGCTGAGTTATCTCTGATATGTATTACTTCTGTAGCTTTAAATTTAACAGTGTCATACTTATACCCTTTAATAAATTCCTTCTTATCTGTCTCTATTTCAACAGACTTAGCTGGTAAGTGGTATAGATGCGCGCCGTCGTAGTATATAAATATATTACCATCCATAATAAAGTCTACAAAACACGCTCTCTTAAAGGTGTCTGCACTTTGGTACGGGTTAGGTGCGTGATTTATTAAATTATCTAATTTCTTTAGTCGAATAGTTTCGGTGGCTAGTCCATGTATTCTTTCGCCTATCTCAAACTGCAATTCCGCAGCTGAATCAGCGACCATGTTAACTCCACGATTTATTACTTCAATATCATCATATGCGTTAGCCGATTTAACACCCGCTACATAATCTGTATATATATTATCTCCTTCTTCCCTTACAATACTTCCTTGTGCGGGATTTAATTTGTCTATTAAGCTATCAAGCCATTTCATATTTTAACCTCTGTTTTTCAACCCAATTAGGTTGTTTATTTGCGGTCGCTAAAGAAGGACGCTTTCCATATACTCCATGAAGCTTTACGTGATGTGGGTGACAGAGTGTAACTGTAGCATTATATACTTCTTCATAATGTTCAGTTATAAACCTGTCCCTAATATCCATAATTTCTTCGGGGGTTCTTGGATTGTATTTATTCTTTGCTAACCATCTATCTAGCATCATAGTCATTGAATTGTAGTGGTGAAAGTCTAACTTATCACTACTACCACAAATTTCACACTTATCACCTTTGTGATATTGCGACTTTGCTTTATCTCTAACGTATTTAACTAGATCCCTTTTTAATGCCATATGTACCTCACTCTAATATCTCCATGTGACCAGAGTGTGTGTACAATGCGTATCTAATAGCATCTGCCATATGTGAGTAGTGGTCATGGAGAGGACGTTCCTTCAAAAGATTCTCACGGGGGTCCCATCTATAGTTATCAAACGTGTCAATAACATTTAAACAGTCCTTATCTATCGTAATCCTACCGGTTTCTACCATTGCAGAGACAAATCCTATTCCGTCTAAAACTGACTTCTTAGCGTTAATAGTGCTAATGTCATAGTTTATAGCGAAGTCGTATCTTGTCTGTGCTGCGGCACTATCGATATAGATATAGTCTAGTCCGTACTTATCTTCTAATCTCTGTATTTGCTCTGCGTGATACTTAGTTGTTTGTCCAGATTCTTCGTACTCATCAATAAAGTAGAATTTTCCTTCCTCGTAATCATGTGCTATCACACATAGTGCTGTTTCGTCCTTGAATCCTAAGTCTAATCCGGCAATTATATCTAGCTTACTAAAATCTACTCCTGACAAGTCTTGGATACAATTTTCATCGAGTTGCCAAATTTGTCCAGAGAAAGTAGTAAAGTCTGCTAAATACTCTTGCGCGAACTCTGATCTTGACATAGAGTTCTTAGCTTCCTTAATATCGTCCTCTTTGACTCTAGGATTCTCTCTGTAATCAGAATGAATCGAAGCCCATTGAGGATACTCATTTGACCCACCTCGGTCATATAGCTCTTTAAACCAATTACCTTTTCCACGAGGAGTACTAATAAATATTGCTTTAGAATTAGTAGTATCTAGTGTAGGTCGTAATTGGATGTTGAATGAATCCATACCTGCTGCAAGGGCCGCTTCATCGTATAATATTAAATCATACGATCTACCAACCACAGAATCTGCTTGAGTAACTGAACCAATGCGAATACTTGATCCATTCGTTAAGGTTATAACTTTATCTTTGGCATTATCTTTTAATACCTCAATGTCAAACTTTTTTATTAGTTGACGCTGAAGTTCAAAAGAAATATTAGATAAGCTATAATTTGGTGACATTATTAAAACATTGCTGTTTGGTACTAATGTAACCAGTTGGGCAATTACATTCGAAATGAATGTTTTGCCAGTTCTTCGACTAAGACAAGCCGTAACAAACCTATAGTTAGGATTGTTAATGGCATTGATTAGTGCGATTTGAGGTCCAATAGGTTCTATCTCTAAAAGATGTAGATAGTTCTCGATTGGTAATTTTATAAATCTTTCTGCTTGAGGATAGCTAAGTATCTCGGTCGAACTTATATCCTCATGACTAACTTTTATCATAAGTTACTTTCCTTCGGGTATTATCTCCCCCATTAATTGTGACATTAATCGACCGTAATTGCCGCCACCTAAGCTATCATTAATTTGAACGTTAGTTTGATTTTTAATTTCTGCAGGCTTGTGTAGTTTCTCGTATTCTACCATTGCCTTCACTTCTTCCATGCGCATCTTATGAGCCATAGTAAGGATATCTAAAATATCTTTGCTAGAGCCAATCTCTGCTTCTTCTAATTCTTCTAGTTTTTTATCAATTATAGTATCCATAACCTTTCCCAAGGCTACACGATTTCTATATCCCGAATCAAGGTATGCCTGATCTATATAAGCTTTTACCTTTGGATCCTCCAGTTGCCTAGAGACTTCCTGTGGAAGCATATTAAGTAGTCGTGCAGCTTTTTGAACTGTACCCTTCTCAATATATGCTGATGCCACAGTATAGCCCTCTGGGCTCATTGGCATTAAGTCTTTTTTATTTTCCATAATTATGCTGTGTATAGATTTTGCATCTGACAACCCCATCTACGCTTTCCTGTATGATCTTTTACTCCAGACGCGTATGTAAAACCCCCACTTTGGGGTTTAATAAAATTATAAGAAAGAGCGTTTAAACTTACAGGCTCTCCAGTTTTGCTATGTGTTATATTCTTTGCTGGCCAGCCTCCGACTCCTTCGTACATAATTTCGCTATCTGTAGTATTTTCCTGAATTTCAATACTAGTGTTAGAGCCACTATTATCTGTGTAAGGCAACGATGTAGAGGTTCGTTTTCCTTCAGACATTATTTTTGTCTCTATCTGTCCTGAAGGAAAACGAACTTTAGCTCGTACTTGCATATACCCCCAAATATATCTACCATTTTGTTTTACATCACAACACCTTATTAAGTCAACCTGTAGGATCTCGGGGTTTCTTGCTTCATCTGCAGGAACCCATAAAGAAGCGTCGGAAGGAGCTTCCTTAGGTATATATGAATCTTCAGGAACGTCTATATACTGTTTATCCTCTGCTTCTTCTACCCTGTACCCCTCGTAAGGGCTCACAAAGCCTTCCGGCATCTTTTCAGCGGCCCACTTATGCGCTCTTTCACCTAAAAGAAATAATTCTTTCAAAGTTCTAGCTTCACAGTTTGTAGCTTGACAGTACGCCCACCCTAGTGCTTGTTCTCTATAATCTACGTCTACTTTAAGCATCCAATTATCATAAGCTTTTTTAATACCCTCCCACTTATCGTCACCAGCTAGGGCAGCTCCTATCTGCCAAGACCCTCCTCCTGGCTTAATAAACTCAGTTACATATTGCCAAGTGTATAATCCTTTCTTGGCTATCATATTATTTGTCGAAGTATCTAACCATAAATGGGTAGCTCCAGCGGTAGAATCTAAATGTAGAGGCCTTTCCCCTGCACCAAATAGAGTACTAGCCCATTGAGTTCCATTTATGAAAGAATTATCTAATGCGTTATCTCCAAATATTCGGTTATTAGCAGCTACATTAATACCTTTGGCAAACGCAAGGCTCCCATTTGCATGATAAGCCCCATCTGGAGCATTATTGTAGCTTTTATCATTATACTCTGTCATCATAGCCCCCTCCATGTCCGCCCAGTCACCAGAAAAGAGTGTACGATTAACTATCCCCCCTTCCCAACTATACCTCTGTCCCATAGAATCATTATTGTCTCTAATAATTCTTTTATGTTCTGGATTGTCTAAATTAAAATCTATGTACTGAGCCATTAGTTACCTCTCTTTAAGCAATGTTGTATTTTATTTGTCCACTCTAGTAACGCTTTATCAAAATCTGCAGTCTCTCCCGACGCTAAACTTGAAAGTAGCTGATTAGCTAACAGATCTGGTCCCTCGAGGTTTTCTTGCTCCAGTATTTCTGCCTCTACAGCTCCTTCAAGAGTGATATTTGGTATTATCCCACCATATATTCCATTATACCTTCTGCTTGGAGGATTGTATACTTTATCCAAGCCAGAAGCAATAACTTTTGCAATAGTATTTGATATATTTTGATAACTAGTATCATGTAGTGACTTTAAATCTGTACCTCCAAAAACACTCTCCCTTTTTAAAGACTCATAAGCTTTTTCTTTAGTAATACTGTAGTGACTCATTAATTGTGCTAATCTAGGCTCAACTACATATTTAGATACCATCCAATTAACAGTAGGTTGTGGTATGTCAGGATTGGAATATACAATTCCTAAAATACTTTTTATATTGGTTTCTATTTCTGGGGTATACGCTAAAGAACTGTCGGCTTCTGCAGTAGCCCCTCCTGAGAATAGATGAGCATCATATATTGTCGATAGGGAGTTGACCCCTGCATCCAGTTCTGCTTGACTCATTAATCCTGAAACATCCCAAGTAAACTCATCTGCTACACATCTACCTCGAGTTACTACTGTAACTGTTGTTATTCCTGTAGTAGTTGAAATAGTATAAGAGTTAGGGTCTTCCGCATATATAAAATCACCTACTTGAGGTGGGTAGGGTAGCCCGTTTGAGGGTCCATCTGTTTGAAAATGAGCTTGTATGTCACTAGGAATCCCTACAAGGTAACTTTCGAATGTACTAGTAAATATATGATACTTATCAAATTTAATAAGATGGTCAAATATAGCACCCCCAAATTCAAACTCATTAGCAATAGCCCACTGCATAGCAGTGCTATCGTAGAACCAACCTGCAGGGTATATTGGGGCTGGAGTACCTGCAGAGCTAGGGTCTACATAGGGGCCTGTTTCATAGAAGTTCCGAGGAGCAGGTACTCCAGTCTTATAATGGTAAAATAAATCATCTGTGTGCTTATAATAGTCAAAAGGATCTATTAATATAATGTCGGGCTGGGATAGTCCTACTTGAGGAGTGGCGGGGCCTCCCGGGTACCTAAGAGATATATTTGCGTAAGCAACCTGTCCAGAGCTTAGACTATTTAAAACTCCCCAAGTAACTCCTATTGGACAGGGGAAATAAACTCCATTATTGTCGTACTCTTTATTCCAAGACTCTGCTATAAACATAGTACCCCCAATAGCAGGTTGGTAGATGGGGAGGACGGTGTCAGGAGTATAGTATACCTCTCTACTAAGTGATATAACTGCTGGTTGAAAGTTACCTAAGGAAGTTGGTAGGAAACAGTTATCTATAGATCCATCGTAAGGGTCTATAGTCGTACTACTATCAATAGGAGGATATGTTCTTGTAACTACAGAGGGATTATTATAACTTCTTACTTCTATTTCGTAATCTCCATAAGGCAGGTCCCCAATAGCAAAGTTTCCCTGTGCATCTGTAAATACCTGACGATTAATAGAAACTCCGTCTCTTGTAACAGTTACTGCAGCATTAGCAATGGGTATATTATTGCTATCTAAAATTACATCAGATATCGATATTCGATCTCTAGCAGCTTCCCCACTAACCCCCGCTATTATAGCTATAGGCATAATTTATCTCCTTTCTTCTTATGTGTAGGCTTTACCTGCTGACAGTCCTAAATAGGTTGCTCCTCCATCTGTAGTAAGAAATACTACCAAACTTTTTGAAGTTGCTGCACTACTTATATCTAGTCCCGCTCCTGAGGCTGTTTCATACCCGCCTGTAATAGTTCTACTACCAGTACTATCTTGTGTTAACTCAACTGTCATATCCGCCAAAATATCAGGGGCAGGGGGGTTAAGAATAGTAACTCCTGTTACATTTTCAGTAAGGGATACTCTAGCATATCTACCTGAATTAAAATCTAGAGTTAAAATCCCTCCGGTAATACTTGCAGTATAAACCGACTCCTCAAAAGCACTAAAAGTATCGCTTGCATTAAATCCCATTTCTTTCTCCTTATAAAATTCTTAGATATACTGATACTGTAGGGGTAGATGTATTAGTATGTTGGTATATAAAAGTAGTCTTTCCTACTCTCTTTGATTCTGTATATGTATTATCCTTTTGTAGCTCAATATCTACTTCTACAGTATAATTCTCTGTAAGAGCATCTGTAGCAGCTATGTGTACTGTATCTAATATATTATTGGAAATAATTTCAGATATATTTAAGGCTATCTCATTATTAACTATAGGTACTGCCATAGGGGCGCTATCACAAGAAGGGTCTAGTACACTTAAATAATGCACAGATATATCTGCAAATACCCAAGTAGTATTATTGTCTATTATTGTTAATTTATCCTTTGCAGAACTATTAGTTAGGTATTCTAGAAATTTGCTTTTATTTTTGAAATCTTCTGAAGTATTCTGGGTTTTATTTATAGTAGTAGCTTGAGTTGCTACATCCCAAGTACCTCCTTCTACTCCTTCAGCTAATAACCACGTCCAGTATAAATAATCATAATAATTATTAGTAGTATAAGTTACTGGGGCTCCATAAGTTCCGGGAATCTTAACATTATTAGTCTGTATATCTGCATTAGCAAAATCACCCCTAATAGACTCCGTGAGACTAGTATATATCTGTATTTTTTGACTATTAGTTAACTCTGTGACCCATGCTTTATTTAGCGCTGTAGTAGTGATAACACTTCCTACTAGTCCTTCCGCTTGAGCATTGCTAAGACTAGTTATTCTACCATCCTCGGTTTCATTGTAAGTGTAGTAATCTTCTATTGCCCAACAACAAGCAGCAGGTTCATTAGCCGCAGGATCTGTAGGGTCATCCTCTGGTGACCTATAATTAGTGAAGTTCCCATTATTATGAGATACTATCAAAGCCTCTAATCTTCCTATCACTCCTTGGTTATTTCTAGCGGGCGTGGCCATTATTTATTTCTCCTTTTATCCCAAGACTTCTGCATACCTGCAGAGATTGATTTGTTGTTGTACTTTTGCCTATGTGTGGGACAGTACTTAGTTGTATTCTTTCCTTGATGTATCTGTTGCCAAGGCACATTATAAATTGCTTTACATTCTTCACAAGAACAGGCTATTAAAGCTTGACTTGATTTTGGTAAATCTTCTGATTTTACGCGTATCTCAGCGCCCATGTAGGTAAATATATATCCTAGATCTACGTAGTGGTTCTTATTGCGCGGAGCCCACCTTTGTACGCAGTATTTTTGAATAATCATAGTCTAATTATACAGTAATTTAGCGTAGATGTCAAGAAATATTTTTGAGTTAGGTTACGTAGTGTTTAGTAACCTCTGGTACTGATAAATGGTCGCACGTTAAAAAACCCCGACTAAGGGGTTTTGGTACTAAAATTTAAGAAGTCTAAATCATTTCTCTGATTAGTATCACACTTGTGCATCCTATATATCTTTTCCATTATCTCATCTTCCGTCATAGTATCAGGAAGTTTACTGAATATTATTAATGCTGAAACCCACTCAAAGTATTGTTCTTGCTCCGAGGTATGTATGCTATCCCAGTCTGACATAATAGGGGAGGATCTCAAGGTGTTTTATCTTCTAAATTGTGTATTTTACTATGAGTATCTTTCATTGATTGTTCAACTTTCTCTAAAGTCTTCTCAACCATGTCTAGTCTCATGTTTTGTTCTGCATCATCTGGTAATGCACCGAGTTCCCCTCTTGGCCATTTGATTCTAAACTCTGAGTTCATATCAACTTGAATGTTTGCAACCTTTAAATTATGTTCTAAGAAAGTTATTCTTTCTGTTAGTCCGAAGTATCCCCATACTGCAATACCGACACCAACCATAATCTGTAAAAACCAACGTAAGTTGATTTGCATACCTGTGCTGTCGCCTATCTGTTTATCCATACTACTCTCCTATACTGTAAAACTTTCTCCGCATCCACACGTTGCTTTAGTGTTCGGGTTAGAGAATTGAAATCCTTCGTTTAG